TTTGAGATTGAGCATTACCCTGACTTCCGCGCCACGATGAAGTACGGCGTGGAGGATCGGTTCTTGGGCGGTCGCGGCACGGCATGGGTGCGCTACGAACCGCACACCTCGCCCATCGGTATCGGTGACGACGGCTTCTCGGTGACCTCTGCCGTGGAGCAGGGCGAAATGTCCGAGCCGATGGAGCAGATTGAGTACGAATGCGCCCCGACCGATTACGTCCATTGGCGTGATTTCGGTCACTCGCAGGCCCGCACATGGGAAGAAGTGGGGCAGGTCTGGCGCTGGGTTTACATGACCCGTGAGGCGCTTATAGAGCGCTTTGGCGATGAGATGGCCCGCCGCATCCCGCTAGACCAAGGGCCAGAGCCGCTCAACGCTTACAACGAAAGCAAGCGCACCTACAACCGCGCCAAGGTCTGCGAACTGTGGGACAAGGAGACGCAGAAGGTCTATTGGTTCTGCAAGGGTATGCCGCAGATGATCGACGTGCGCGACGACCCGCTTGGGCTTGAGGGGTTCTTCCCTTGTCCGAAGCCGTTGTATGCGACGACGACCAGCGACACGCTCGTACCCGTCCCTGACTTCGTGCTGTACCAAGATCAGGCGATGGAGTTGGACATCCTGTCTGACCGCATTGATGGCCTTGTCAAAGCCCTGCGCGTGCGCGGTGTCTATGACGCCAGCCAGCCCGCCCTGCAGCGCCTGCTCACGGAAGGCGACAACAACGCGCTGATCCCTGTAGACAAATGGATGGCGTTTAGCGAGAAGGGCGGCCTCAAGGGCAGCATTGATCTTCTCCCGCTAGACACGCTCGCCAACGCGCTTCTCAACTGCTATCGGGCGCGAGAGGACATCAAGGGCCAGATTTACGAAATCACGGGTATCTCGGACATTATCCGTGGTGCGTCGTTCGCCAGCGAAACCGCGACCGCACAACAGATCAAGGGGCAATACGCAGGCTTGCGTTTGCGTTCTATGCAGGAGGACGTAGCCCTCTTTGCCTCGGAACTGATCCGGCTCAAGGCGCAGGTCATGTGCCTGCACTACCAGCCCGAGACGATCCTTGCCTACGCTGCCGCCGGGCAGATGTCTGCTGCCGACCAGCAACTGATCCCGCAGGCGATCCAACTGTTGCGCGACAAGCCGCTGCGTAACTTCCGCGTAGACATTGCCGCTGACAGTCTCGTACAGATTGACGAGATGCAGAACAAGCGCGACCGATTGGAGTTTATCCAAGCGTTCGGCGGGTTCTTGCAGCAGGCGCTCCCCGTGGGTCAGAACGCCCCCGAGATGGTGCCGGTCATGGTTGACCTTCTGAAGTTCGGTGTGCAGGCGTTTAAGTCGGCGCGGTCGTTGGAAGGCTCGCTGGATGCGGCGCTGGAGCAGATGAAGCAAGGCGCAGCGCAGGCGAAGCCCAACCCCGAGGCCGAGGCCATGCAGGCAAAAACGCAGGCCGAGATGCAGAAAGCGCAGATGGAGATGCAGGCCGATGCGGCCAAGACCCAAGCGCAGATGCAGTTGGAGCAGACCAAGATGCAGCAAGAGGTCGCGCTGGAGCAGCAGCGACAGCAGTTTGAAGCGCAACTCAAGGCGCAGGAACTGCAGCAGCGCGAGCAGATGGAACGCTTTAAGGCCGAACTGGACGCCGCGACAAAGGTTATGGTTGCCCGCATTGCCGCTAACCCGGGCCTAGACATTCCGATGCTTGAGCAGCAGCAGCAGGTGACCGAGCGCGTGGTGCAGGACATGGGCGCAGAGGTCAAGACGGCGATGAACCGCCTTGCTGCGCTTTACGAAAACATGGCGAACGCACAGAGCGAGGGCATGACGGGCATCCGTACCGCCCTAGCCTCGCTGACGGCTCCGAAGCGTATCGTGCGCGGCCCCGATGGCCGTGCGGTAGGCGTGGAGGCGGTGCAGCAGACCCTGCAATTTACGCCTGACATGAGGCCGCAGTAATGGCTACCGTGCAAACCACTCGCGGTGAGATGAACGAGGCTGACCTTGTAAAAAAGGAAGGCGCAATCGAAACCGACCGCGAATTTACAAAGTGGGTGGAGTATTGGGTTGACGATGAACTCGTCCACAGGTCAGTTCACGTCCACCTAAAGCAAGCCCCCGCGTTGTTCCCCGAATTGGAGAAGATCAATGGCTAACTCGCAGGCACTCTGTACGTCGTTCAAGGTTGAGATTTTGGGCGGCGTTCACGCGATTGGTACGCCCCCGACCCGTGCGACGACGGCAAAAGACACGTTTAAGGCGGCGTTGTTTGAGGCTACGGCGTCCCTCGGTGCAGGCACGACGACGTACAGCACCTCGGGTGAGGTGACTGGCGCAGGGTACTCTGCAGGCGGGATCACCGTGACGAACGGCACAGCGCCCACCTCCAGCGGCACGACGGCGTACTGGACGCCCTCGGCCTCGCTGACGTACAGCAACGTCACCCTGACGACCGCGTTTGATGCCGTGCTGATCTACAACAGCAGCCAAGGCGACAAGGCCGTGGCGGTTTATACGTTTGGCAGTCAGACGGTGACAAGTGGCACGTTTGTGTTGACGATGCCAACCAACGATTCATCCACCGCCCTCTTGCGTATTGCTTGATGACCCGTGGCAAAGGGCGGCTGGGATGTAGGGACATGGGATGATGCAGAATGGAGCAGTCTCCCGCTTACAGGCGTTGCCGCAACAGGCAGCGTCGGTAGTGTCGGTCACAATCGCAGCAATGCGCTATCAGGCGCAGCGGCTACGGGCGTGGCTGGCAATGTCGCAGACAGCATCCAAGTCGGGTTATCAGGCGTCTACGCGCAAGGGCTTATCGGTGACGAAACCGAAAGCATCATCGCCCCCGCGCTCGGGGTTGCAGCGCAAGGGCAGGTTGGCGACCTCGTACACAGCAAAACGGTCGCGCTTGCAGGCGCAGCCGCCACAGGCCAAGCAGGAACGCTGGTTTATACGCGCAGCGAAGCGCTTTCAGGCGTGGACGCCAGCAGCGACGTTGGGACGCTTACGCCAAACATTCAGCCGAATTACGTTTTTGCAGACACGCACGATGGCGACAAGCACAAAAAGCGGCTTGACGAAGAACGCAAGGCAAAGGAGAGACGCAAACAAGAGTTAATCAGCATTTATGAGCAACTTGCAGAGGGTAGGCCGACCGTTGCCGAAGCAATCGTTAAGCCGTATGTCGCCAAACCCACCCGCAAGGTCGCTGAACCGCAGATTAACTGGAACAAACTGATAGCCGATGTGAACCGCGTAGAAGCGTTATATCGGGAATATCAAGAGATGGACGACGAGGACGTACTGTTACTGTTATGAAACGCACTTACGTTTACATGGATGGCGAATTTGTGGAGCGAAAGAAAGACTCCAAGGGTCGCTATCACTACGTCCAGCCCGACATTCAGCCCTACAAGAGCATGATTGACGGCAGCATGATTACGTCACGCTCGGAGCATCGTCGGCACCTCAAGGCAAACAACTGCATTGAGGTCGGCAACGACGATCCCGCACGACACTTGCCCAAACCCAAAGTGGATAACAGCCGCCTTGAGCGTTTGAAGTGGGAAGTGAATCAGCGCATGACGAACGATCAGGCTGACCGCGTGTTGCGGCAGTTGCGACAAGAGTTGAACTTCACCAATCCCCACAGGAGAGGCTAATCGTGGACGTTGAAAACCAGACTGAAGCCCCACAGGCCGAGGACACCCGCCGAGCGTTGCTGGAAGAAGGCTTTGAGGCCGCCGAAAAGGGCGAACCGATTGAGAATGTCGGTAACCGTGACCCGCAAGGCCGCTTTACTCGCCAAACCGCCGCAGAAGAACCCGCAGAGGCCGAAGAACCGCCGGTCTGGAAGCGTCCACCCGCATCGTGGAAGAAGGACTACCACGAAATCTGGCAGAAAGCCGACCCGAAGATGCAGGAATACGCATGGCAGCGCGAAGAACAGATGCGTGCTGGCGTGGAACCGCTATTGTCTAAGGCGCAGTTCGCGGATGCGATGCAGGAAGCCATCCAGCCGTACATGAACACCATTCAAGGGCTGGGATTGCAGCCTGAAAAGGCGGTGGCGGCGCTGATGGAGGCCGACCACAAACTGCGTAACAGCGACCCGCAGACGAAACTGCAGTATTTCTACCAACTCGCGCAGTCCTACGGCATTAACTTGGGCGCAATGCAGGGGCAGACCCCGCAGCAGCCCGGCGTCCCGCAGGGCGGCATTGATCCGCTCGTCTACCAACTGCAAAACGAACTCAACAACGTGCGCGGTGAGGTGATGGGGTGGAAACAAGCGCAGGAGATGCAGCAAAATCAGCAACTCTTGGGCGAAATTAACCAATTCAGCCTCAAGGCCGAACACTTTGAGGATGCGCGTCCGACCATGATTCAACTCCTACAGAGTGGCATGGCCGAAACGCTTGAAGAAGCCTACGATAAGGCGATTAGATTGAATCCCGAACTTTTTGAGCAGGTGAGCAAGGCCCAACAGGCCGAGATCGCAAGCAAGCAAGCGCGGGAGGCTAATAAGGCTGCGAAAGCAGCCAGAGCAGCAGCGGTGAGTGTCAGAAGCGCCACACCCGGCGTTAACACGGCTCCCAAAGGCGGCGACCGTCGTGCGATTTTGGAGGAGCAGTTTGCCGATCTGGAATCGCGTTTGTAATTAACTGATATAGGAGACTTCAAATGGCATTTGCCAACTCTAGTATCAGCGACATCATCGCTACTACGATTCAGAGCCGTAGCGGTGAACTCGCTGACAACGTGACGAACAACAATGCGTTGCTTCGTCGCCTCAAGGAGCGTGGGAACGTCAAGACGTTCTCGGGCGGTAACGTGATTTTGCAGGAAATCATGTATACCGACCCCACGACCAACAACACCAACTCGTACAGCGGCTATGAAGTGCTGAACGTGGGTCAGAACTCGCCCATTAGTGCGGCGCAGTTCTCCATCACGCAGTACGCCAGCGCCGTGACGATCTCGGGTCTGGAGATGATCCAGAACTCGGGCAAGGAGGCGATCATCGACCTTCTTGACGGTCGTATGTCGGTCGCGGAAGCGCAACTCGCTAACCGCATCTCGGGCGACCTGTACGGTGACGGCCTCGGCAACGCAGGTAAGAACCTGACGGGCCTTGCTGCCGCTGTGCCGGATGACCCGACCACGGGAACCTACGGCGGCATCAACCGCGCCGTGTGGACGTTCTGGCAGTCGAAGGTGTTTGATGCCTCGGTGAGTGGTTCGGGCGTTGTGTCGTCCACCACCATTCAGGGCTACATGGACGCCCTCGCTGTGCAGTTGATCCGTGGCACCGACAAGCCTGATCTCATCGTTGCAGACAATAACTACTACCGTTATTACCTGCAGTCGCTGCAGAACATCCAGCGCATCACCGACTCTGGGTCGGGCATGGCTGGCGCGGGCTTCGCCTCCCTCAAGTATTACGGCGCAGGCATGGCCTCCGACGTGGTGCTGGACGGTGGTATCGGTTCGTCCACCTACAACAGCGGTTCAGGAAACGCCAACCATATGTGGTTCTTGAACACCAAGTACCTGCACTTCCGTCCGCACAAGGATCGCAACTTTGTGCCGATTGGCGGCGAGCGGCAGGCCGTTAACCAAGACGCCATTGTGAAACTGATTGGCTGGGCGGGTAACTTGACCTGCTCGGGCAGCCAGTTCCAAGGCGTGTTGATTGATTAAGGGAGTAAACGACAATGGCTGTTTCTACTTCTAATCTCATTGGCGTTGCTCTCGGCTACACCGACACGACTGCACAATTCAACCTCGGCACCACCGTCAACCTTGACGATGGCGGTCAGGCTGTTTATGTGAAGGCGGCGTCCACGGTGTCTACCTACATGGCGGTGTCCGTGCAGGTGGATAACAACGTGGTTCCGCTCACCACGACCAACTCGGCCAACAGTAAGGTCATCGGGTTCGCCCAGACCTCTATTGCCTCGGCCTACTACGGTTGGGTGCAGATCGGCGGTAAGCCGCGTGTCAACGTGCTGATCGCGTGTCAGCCCAACGTCCCGCTCTTTACCACCTCAACGGCTGGCTCGCTTGACGACGCCACCGTGACGGCGGGTTTGGTGGCGGGCCTTGTGGCAACCACCTCGGCGGCATCGGCTTCGGCACCTACCTGCGTTGCGGGCTACCCGCACGTTTGGACTGGCCCGACGAACGCCTAATGCAGCCTCTGGAGATCACGGTACAGGCGGCAGGGACGGACGAGGAACTGTGTTCCAACATCCGCTCGGCGCTGGCCCGTGGTCTACCAGAACTGACCCTCGCTCCCACCAAACACGATGGCAACATGGTGTTGGTGGCGAGCGGGTGGTCTATGCCTGACTACATTGACGAGATCAAAGCCCACCGCAAGGCAGGGCGACCGATTGTCAGTATCAAGGCCACGCACGATTACCTCGTCGCAAACGGCGTGGAGCCTGATCTGTGGATCAACCTTGACCCCCGCGACCGTACTAGCGGCATCCAGCGGCTGAACG